CACGCCTATAGTAGGCGTGCGACATATGTTAACTGATTAAAAGGATGAATTGATTATGTTTAAAGAGCGATCACTACCTTACAACTATGGCGAAACCTTAAATGGTCTACCAATGTATGCATCATTATCGTCTTACCTGGGTCCAAACCCAGAAGACGGTTTAGAAGTATTTAATGATGTGTGGGGTAGTATGGAGGCGGCTAGAAGTCATGGAAAGAAAGTTGCATCACTGCAATTACCTTACAAGACTACTGTTGTACTTGGGCATGAAACATTAAGCTCAACTACTAACAAACCACCTCTTTTCAATGCCTGTACCCATAATGTGCTCGAGGGTGTAAACTTCCCTGTGACAGTATTATTTAGTGGATATAGGAGTCGTGTTAATCTATATTTTTATTATAGGTATACTACGACAAGTGTGAATAACGTGGCTAAAATTACAAACCACTTTCACACAGACATTGGATCAGCTCAACGTACCGCGTGGGGCATAATGCAACCCAGATTTGAGGGCGACATCTCGATGTTTAATTTTATTGTCGAGTTGAAGGACTTTAGAAGTCTTGCACGTTTCTTGATGAATAAACCTGTCAAGAAGCTATCAAACATGTTTAGGCGTTGGAAATCTTCGCCAAAATTTGATTTGACTAAACCCGCAGCTGAACTGCACTTGGCTAATGAGTTTGCACTCAAGCCACTCATGAGTGACATTTATACAATTTTGTCACAAATGAAGCAGACAGTTGACGACGCTCAGAAGAAATTTTCTGACGCCGGCACGGAACGTAACAGTAGGCATTATAGTGAGGTTTTTCAGATATCTGAAAACAACATAATGAATGCTTACCAGCAGAAACAAGATCCTCAATACATGATTGGAGACGCTGAACAATTAAAGTTCACGGCTACCATGGAGTACTCATATGAGTACAACGTCCGAAATTCATTGGACGCGATATTGAGGTATTACGGTTTCTACCCAGATCTAGAAGCTATTTGGAATGCAATACCATTTAGCTTCCTTGTCGATTATGTTGTTCAAATCGGCAAGGCTCTGGCAATCAATTCACGTGATAAGAATGTATTGCTCACATTAAGTCAATATTGTGAATCGATACACTCTGAGAGGACCTCTGGCTTGCATTTTAAGTCAAGCAGACTGCTTGCTCCTATGTTAGGAGATAGTAGCGCAACTGTGCGTCTACCAGGCAGTGTCGGGAACAATCTTGTTCACGGCAACAGAGCTTCCCTTTATTCACGCATCTTGACTAAGCCAAACAAAGGCTTAGCTTTGCCAAGGATGAAGAAACCTAGTACAAAACAAGGTTGGAACATCCTAGCATTAGCAAGAAGTTTCTTTTAGTAATTCATACTATCAGACTCTCCGCAATAACGCGGCGTTATTACCACCACGATACGGTGCATTTATATAAGGAAATAATAATCCATGGGACTATTTACAGATCCTCTCGTTCTTGTTGACGAAGATACGAATAATCGTACCTTCAACTTTAGAGCTCAGCTTACTGAGCAAAATGCAATTGTTGGTGAGTATATTGAACCAGCAGCTTCAATAGCTGCTGGCAGTAAACTCGTCGTTAAACATACGACTTCAGCTTCTGGTCTCAAACGTCATCTCTTACAAAGAGTTGAAACATTTGACCTAACTGCTGATCCAACCGATGGATCCGAGGCTGTGGTTGTGAATCTTACGATCTCACATCACAAACTCGCCACTGATACGCAAGTTCAAAATCAGCTTACGCTGATTAAGGACGCGTTAAGTGAAACCAATTTTCTTGAAAACTTTATGAGAGAATTGATTTGATTCAGCGAACGGCTTCGTTAGCATGGGGCCTTGTTACTTCCCCATACCGACTTATCCGTCTTGCAATTACTCTGCTAAACATTATACGCAAAGAAATGCGTTGTAAAGCGGAATAATCTAAAGTGACTGTATACCTATGGCTGGAGGTCTAGATGGTAAATTCCACCAAACCTGAAAAGCCAGTAGGACATATCGTCAACCTGCAAAATCAAGATGATACTTCATGGGCTTTACAGCTTATTGAAGCTATTCTTGAGGATGCAGTTAATCAATTAACCTACAGACGTGCTGACGCGCAGGCCGACATGCGCACGATTAAAAACCGTGTTAAACATGAAGGACTGCCCTTTATCACGCAAACTCTTCCACGTTTCATCAATGAATTCTTTATATTGATTGAAAATGGAAAACCATCTTTCGAAGGATTTAAAAAGAAACCTTCGTCACAGCTACCCGTTTTTCTTTATGGGCTAACTAGTATGGTATTGAGTTCTGTAGAACAGGATTACAAGGCTTTTGATTTTCTTTACAGCCTTTGTGTCTCTTTCAAAAAACTGAAAGGTCCATATCCTGAATCCGTACTATCCGATAATTTGGATAAGTTTATTGCTACCGATAATGAGCTATTATCTGTTGACATTACGTCGAAGATTAACGGCCGTTTGGTGCAACGAGCTCGGCATTTTATCAATCGCTTATTTGAAAAGATTGATATTGGTGACATGTCACCTAAACCGGGCTCCGGGGCTACAAATACGCCCCTAAACTACAGTGAACGATTCCAACCATTCACTGTGTACGAACAATTATCAGATAAGTTCCCATATCCGCTTTGGTTTTACACCAACGCAATGGATTTCAAATCTGATGTTGGAAAGTACTTTGCACTAGCAAGAGCAAAGTATCCTAAGTCCCGCCTAAAGTTTATACACAAGTATGTGGGTAAACCTCGCGGGATATGTATTGAAGAAAACGAAACTCAATGGTGCCAACAGGCTGTTAAAGGCCTTATGTACAGGCACATTGAGCGTCACCCCATGACAAAAGGCCATATTAACTTTGCTGATCAGAAAATAAATCAGCAATTGGCTTTATCATCGTCGGGGGATCAGACTATGTCAACGATTGACATGTCTGAAGCTTCAGACAGAATATGGCGGTGCTTAGTCTTCGCATTATATCGCGATACTAAGCTGCTACCCTATCTTGATGCCGTCTCCACAAGGCTAATAAGCTTTCCGGAGGAGGTTAGAGCTGGAGAAATGTTGGTGCAAAAATTCGCACCAATGGGTTCTGCGGTCTGTTTCCCAGTCATGGCAACTGTACATTGGGCTTTAGTTAAAGCCATCATACAGTTGTGTATGCCAGGGGATACAAGGAAGTTGTCCCAACATGTATATGTTTATGGGGATGATATAATAGTCCCCACAGAAACTGTCAAGTATATATTTGAATACTTGCCACGTTTCGGGATGAAATTGAATAAGGAGAAGTCCTTTGCCAATTCATACTTCCGAGAATCTTGCGGCATGCATGCCTATAAAGGGCATGATGTCACTCCCGTGTATAATAATTATACACTAACCAATAAGTCTAAACTGGACTCAACATGTCTGCTGAGTTCAATCGCGAAAGAAGCATTATACTTTGAAAAAGGTTTTAATGCGACTGCCGCCGTTATTAGAAGACGTATACGAGATGTATACGGGCCAATCCCTTTCGGGGGACCTACTTCTAAGTTGCTGTGCTTCAAACGCAACAGCTTCACCGACCGATGTATAACCCATTATGGTTATCCTAGAGTCAGGTATAACGCCGATTTGCAGACTTATGAGATGCGTGTTCGATGTGTAGTGCCTCGAAAGGCAGAAAACACACACACGTTGTCTGATAAGCATGCTCGTTTGAGATGGTTTCTAACCAGATCAGAAGAATCGGGCGAGTTTAGAGATTTTGATGAACTGAAATTAGTCCATCAATGGTTGACAGAATCGGATCTTGGCTAAGATCTAAGTGTCTGTCAATCGGGGAGCGAGTCGAAGCGGTGTAATCATTGTCCTA